TTGCCGTCTTTGAAAAAGTTCAGGTCAATGGCGCAACGTTTCCAGTGGATGCTGTTCATGGTCTTGGATCTGCCGGTCTTGAAGTAGATGGCTTGCTGCTCTGGCGTTCTGGACAGCTCACCGCCGGTCACGACAAAACCCTGCTCAGTGGCGTACTGGATCAGCTTGCAAACGTCCAGCAGGAACGCAGCTTGTTCGGTGTTTAAGCTCATTTTTCTTCCTCATCATGAGACAGTTTTACGCCAGCCAGTAAGCCAATAAAGCCACCAACGATAGTCTGGAACGCTGGTGATATGAGTTTGAAGATTTCTGCGTTGTCAACCTTTTCGTCAAACAGTCCAGCCATTAAAACGCCAACCATGCTAATGATGACAACGCACAAAGTAAAGCTGACCATCATGGTCACAAAGAAAGTTAACTTTGCTTTCATTTCTTCCTCATTTCTGCCAGTTTCTCAACCGTGCGACCGCCAAAATATGCGCCCATGATCAGCATCCCCCAATTCCCCAGCAATGTGACGTAGGACTCGTTGGCGTTGTATCCAAAGGCAGACATCATGGCAAACAGAAAGTAGCCTAGAAAGATCGCTATGAGGCTCATGGGGCGTATGTTTTTGGACAGCCATGAGTCAGATGCCATGTCCGCTTCCCAGCGGTCTGTGATGTTGTCAGCGTCGTTCTGCGCGGCCTTGGCCAACAGGTCAAGCTCGGCCAGTTCCATCTTGGCCTTCTCAATACCCAGTTCCAGCAGGCGCTCCTCATGGTCGAACTGCAACTGGCGCAGCTTGGCCACGTCTTCTGGCGTGGGGTTGTCGGGTATCTTCACGCCCAGGGTGTTTTCAACAACTTCCTTGCCCTTGGCTTGGATGGCGCTGGAGAGTAGCCCTAGCCCGTTTTGGGCAAGGCTACCTAAGAGGGATGCAACTAAAGGTAGCATTATTTTTCCTTTTCAAGTTTCTGTCTGAGCTTTTCGACCTTTTCGACTTGCGCTTTGACTTCATGTTTGGCTTCCAGAATGTCCACATACAGCATTCCAAGCAATGGCAACAGCAGCCCTACGAGCACCACAGCGGCCACCCAGCCCATCATGTCTTCCCCCAGCGACTGACGAGGAGGAGCCACAGCCACAGGTACAGGAGGAATATAGAAGTCACTACTACTGCCCCCAGTTTTAACCGTAGGTTTCTTTCCTCTTGCCGCCGTTGCCATTGCGTCTGCCTTTCCTGCAATTCGTTTGCAAGTCTGGCTTTCTCCTGTTGCTCACGAATCACGCCGCGCATCTCATAAGTCTGGGTGTACAGGTCGGCCAAGCCTGGGGTCTGGTACACCATGATCTCTCGGATTGTCACGTCCAGCTTGGCCATCTCTTGTTGGCACATGATCCGGTTCATCGCGGTCTTCATCTGCTCGGCGTTGGTGACGTTTGGATCATAGACTTTTGCCTTTGCTTCCTCGGCCCTCAAAAACTCGGTCAACTTGTCTTGCAGCGTCCAGAATTTTGTCAGCTCGGCAACGATGTCTGCCATCGCTTGTGACTCGTTGTAGTCAACGAATTTCTCTGCCTTTTTCGCCACAGGCTTGGGGCTGGCTGGCGTGGCAAATAGCCGCTGCCACCATGATTTAACGGCTTGGGCGTCAGACGCAATCTCTGTAGCCGTGTTCTTAATCTTGAGAAAATTAGACTTGCTCTGCTTGTACAGGTCGCACAGCTTCGTAATTCCTTGAACACAGGAATTCGCAGCAATGAGCAAACTGATCGGATCAATTTAGAGCCCCAGTATGCGTTTAACCAAATCGCCAGCAAAGCCTGGGCCAAACATCACCGCAGCGATGACGATGTAGATCAGGTATTCAATCCGCGTCATGCGCTTGTCGCCATCGACAAATGACTTCTCAATGGCCGCATAGCGTTCAGAACAAATCGCCTCATGCACGGCAAAGTCTATTTCAAGTTCTTCGTTCATGGTTAATTGGCTCCAAATCCCCGAACCTCAACCCTTGGTATTTGGTTCAAATTGTTTTGATTAGCTTGTTGCATAAGCAATGCGTTACGCGCCGCTTGATCGCTAGTTAACCGCGACATAAGAGGCGAATAGTTTGGCAATACGTTTTGTTGGCCTTTGCCAGATAAAAGATAGTTACGCATACCGGCAGAAACCATTTCAGGGGCTAACGCGCCTAGCGCCGCGCCGTAGCCCATACCTGGTGTTCCACCAACAGCAAACCCAGCAACAGCGCCAGCACCGCCGCTTAAACTGCGGCCCAACACTGTGCCAGCACCTGGCGATCCAATTTGGCTAGGTGTTTGCGATACGCGAGGAAATACGTTTGAGAACTCGGCGATTGTTTTTATGTCGCCAGACACATACTTGCCCGATTGAATATCCCGCGCCAATTTAGAAGCCATAACTGACCCACTACCTTCTTTGATAGCGTCTTCAATTGTGTGCGATATGGCCATTCGTTGCCGCGACGCTTTAAATTGCTCAAGCATATCTGCTGCTTTAGGGTTGCCTGATGTAGCCAATGCTCGTTCAATTTGATTTTCTAATGCGTTAGATACCGCAATTTGCGCTTTAGCCAATGCGTCTTCGCCTTTGCGAAAATTACCTTTGGCTTGCTCTCTTAACGCGCTTGATACTTTTACCGCGTCTTTTGTGTCAAATTTATCAACAGTAAAATTTTCAATCAGTTTTAAAACGGGTTCAGGAACCGCGCCAGGAAAAGATGCGCTTGGCCCTGCGTACTTACCTTCAACCGCAATTAGATCGTCCAAAAACGCAGGATCTGTTTTTATGCTACCTAATTTTTCAACCGGCACATAGCCTTTGGTGTATTCAGCTTTACGAATGTCTTGCATGGTTGCTGAAGTCAACGGCGCAGTCTCAGATATACCTGCCGCACGTCTTGCCAATTTATCGGTCACTGCTTGGTTTTGTACAGACGCAAGTTGTTCTAAATGCGACTTTCCAGCCATACGTTCAGCAATAATATTTTTACCTGTAGGCGACACGCTACCAGGTGTTACTACGTACCCTTCTTGTTGACCGGCGCGTAACGTAGCGTCCCGCACAGCGTTAAGTTCTTGCTCTTTAGTTATCTGGCTTGGAAAAAGTTTTTCCTTGGTTGCTAAAGCCGCCTGCGCGGGCTTTGTCACCACAGACAAAGGATTGGTAGCTACCGATGCAGTCTGCAAAGTCTTTGATAATGCAGGCGCAATCCGCGCAGTGGCCGCGCTGCCGCCGGTCAGCAACGTAGATAGGTCAGCCGCCGCGCCAACAGGGTCTTCTGCCAGAGTACGCTTGATACCCTCATACGAACCGTAGCGATCTTTAAATAACCCGCCAACGGCATTTGCAGCTTCAACAGCACGTGCAGCCGCCGCAGGGTTACCTTCAAATTGATTTACAAAGTTGACCACGCTTTCGGGCAGCGCTTTTTGAAGTGCGCCCGCGCCAATATCAAGGACACCTTTAGCCGTTTGCAAAGGACTTGTCACTGCCTCGTATAGCCCGCTTGCGAAACGCTTGGCGCTTGCCGGTATGTTTGATATTGCTTGACCTGGCACTTCTGACAGCGCGTATTGTTTACGTGATTTAGGAATGCCCGATTCAACCACTGGCGCTTTAACGTCAAATTGATCAAACGGATTAGCGGCAGGAGCGTCAAATTGATCAAACGGATTGGTTGCCATTATTGACCTTTCAAAGCACGGTCTGCTGCACCAGCGCCATATTTTGCATCGAACGCGCCTTTCATGGTGGGGTTGGCGCGGAGGTAATCAACAGCCGACGCAGGCGCAGTAACAACCGGCGCGGAAGGCGAAGCAGGCGGCATCTCCACCTCAAGCGGAATGTTAGTCTTGATGCCTTTAACATTTTTGTTGTGCCGCGTAATGGTATTCCGCGCGGCTTTTTCATTGATGTCAAGAATTCGATTGATTGCTTTGGCATCAAGAGAAATGCGACCGCCAGCCATGTCTTTAGCAAACTCTCGGTCAGCGTCAGACAAGCCAGTACCAGCACCAAATTGTTTAATCAACTTACCTACGTTGCCTGCCATGTTGGCCGCAAACGCTTGAGAGTTAGCTGAAGCGTCTGCGTAACCTGCGTCGATACCTGCGGTCTTAAGACCTTGGTTTAAGTTAACTAAGAAGTCTGCGCCTGCGCCAGTGATCATGCCCGACTTCATAATGTCGCGGCCAGTTTTAACTGTGTCAATAATTGCCGCTGCGTCTTCCGCTGCTACTTGGCTAGCAAAAATTCGGTCTGCTTGACCTTTGCCAAGCCCACCTTCAAACGCGCCTTCTTGTTTATTTGTAATATTAATAGCTGGCGCATGTGTAGATTCTTTTGTAGCTCTTGCAACGCGCATTGCTATTTTTTGGTTTTCAGTTAAATTAGTCTTAGCCAACAACTGTTCAAACTCAGACGGAGTAGCAGTTTTTGGTATGGTGACAATTACGCGGCCTGTGTTATCCACCAAAGAATCGCCGACAACATGCGTTTTAGTTGCGTCTTCCAATTGCTTGGTGAGAATTGCAATTTTACCCTTTGCAGTACCTTTTGGATATTCAATACCCAACCGAGTAATTTCCGCTTGTAGCTGTGCAGGACTCATAACAGCAGGCGCAGCAAGCTGATTGACCGATGTAGCGGGCGCAGCCGCAGGTGCCAATTGATTAACCATCTGCGGCAATGCAACGCCTGGGGCTTGTAGCGGTCGTGCTTGTACAACTTGTGTGGGCGCGGCTACTGGTTTTGCTAAGCCCGTATTTTGACTGGCTGCAAAATCTTCGTAGGAAACACCTGCGGGCGCATTTTTTACGTAGTCCAGCGTCATTGCTTCATCTATTGGCGCAGATGGGCCAGCAGCAGGCGATGGTGCGGCGGATGGTGGCTGCGGCCTGCCGCCCATTTGTTCTTGGTTGAATCGTTGGCGTTCTTTAAGCGCCATCGTTAGTTCTTGATGGTGCATGATGTGGGTTGGGTCACCAATAGCACGGGCATATTCACCGTAGCTATTCAACATATCTTCTTCTGAGCCTGACTTATTATTTTTTGCTGCATCTTGCACAAATTGATCTAAAGCAGATTGACGACGTTTGAAATCCCCCAGCTCTAGTTCAGCTTTTTGCTGTTGCAAGCCGCCCATAGACAACTGCTGTTGCGCCAACTGATTGCGTTGCGCTTCTTGTCTGCCAGACGCAATTTGACCTGCAATATCAATAGGCTGAAGTATTCCAAAATTAAGTGCCATGATGTAACCTTAAAATAATGTGCCGCCCATGTGCAAATTTGGGTCAGGCATTGTGTACCCGCCACCACCAAACAAGCCGCCAAAATTAGGATTAGTCTGACCATACAGCTTGGCAATGTCGCCGTAAGACGATGCTCTAGCTTGTGATCCTGCCAACAACGCATTGCCTTGGTTGACACCTTGCTGCATATAAGCGTTGCCTATATTACCGGCCATGTTTGAACCGGCGGTGCCCAACGTGTTGGCCGTAGTTTGGCCATAACCTGTAAGGGATTGCAATGGCTGCAAACGTGCAGCTCGTTCAGTCTGATACCGATTGAAGGCGTTCATGTACTCTTGCGAACCCATGTCTTGGCCGTAGCGTTGCGCGGCCTTCAAAGCACCGCCAGAGATCAGGCCGCCGCGAGCTGCGGCAGATCGGTCAAGCGCCTGCTGGCCTTCTTTCAAACGAAAAGCGTAACCTGGGTCTTGTTGGAATTGTTGCGGGCCAAAATTTGTGTACTTGGAAGCAGCCACCAGTTCCGGCAGCGCGTTAACGCCAACATCGTAGAACGGCTTTTGCATCGCCAATTGCTTTTCATATTGCTCGCGTTGAAGTGCAACGGCGCGATCAGAAGCTGCACCGGCAGTATCTGCGGCTGACCTAGCAGCGTCGCCTTGCATTTTGCCGCCGATCAGGCTGGCCGCTGCGGGGATGATGAATGACCAAGGCATAATTTACTCCTTCAGGCTTAACGCCAGTTCTTGCATTTCTTCTACGTTGCTGGGCACAATCAGCACTTCGTCAACTTCATTTTCATCCGTGCAGTCGGTGGCATGTACGCAATACCAAACCACGTCTGTGAGCGATTTTACGCCGTGATGCTTGCCTGCGGCAATAGTCAGGCAAGCAGGGCCATGAACAACCGATCTGACCCCATCCACAAGCAATTCGACAGACCCGCTGGCCAAGATGGACAGGTGGTCATGCTTGTGAGCGTGTTGCACCAAAACGTACCCTGCCGGTATGCGGGTTTCTTTGGCGTACACGCCCGAGCTGAAGTGGTGGTGGATCATCAATTATTCCAAAAGAAGAATGTTGTTAGGTACGTATTGTGTCATCAGCCAGTTTGAGCCGTCAGACACCAACGTAGTCTGGTCGCCTGTGCTGGCCAACAGGATAGACGTGGCCGCCGCCCCGCCGGTCAGAGGCACCACGTTTGACGACGCTGACACAACCGTCTGAGCTTGGTAATTCTGAAACCTCAAGACCCGACCTGACCAACTTGAGGCGGCAGGCAAAGTAACCGTGCAAGTTGAGCCAGTCTTGTTGTTGATCAGCCAGTTTTCGCTGGCTGCTACGGTAAAGTTGGCGGTTTTTGTGACCGGCGCACCGCCAGAAGCATTGATCACCGACGCTGGGGTGACGTTTGTCCAATAGCCTAATGAGGTGCTGTACTGGATTAAGTCAGTATTGGCTAATGTTCCAAACTGCACGTTGGAGTCTGTACCGCCGAGTTTTGAACCACGAGCAATACCTACTTGAAAAGACCCAGAACCACCTGCTCCAGCTTTAATTACAAGGCCAACTTGCACCTTGATGTAAGGCGCAACAGGTTCAACCTTAGTAGGATTGCCTGTTACGGGGTTGTACCAAATTACATCATCATCAGCCCAAACCTCGCCAAAAGCAGTGCCGTTGGTTGTGATGCCACGCACCACGCCAAATACCGTAGCCCGTCCAAAACCATTAAGAGCCAAAGATTCAGTGGCTACGCCAATAATTGCATTGACATCTGTAATGCCTGCAATCGTGGGCGCAAACGTAATGACGCCGCTGGCTCCTACAACACCAGTGTGGTAAATAATTTGAAGGGGCGAGTCTGTGATAGCAGCAGACGCTTTGCCATACACAAATATCTCTTCGCCAACTTGCTGGGTAATGTTGCCATTACCCATGCCCAAGTTCCAAGCGCCTGTAGAGCCGTCGTACCACATCTTGCCTGCGGCAAGAGTGACGGCAGCGCCATTGCTAAACTGTTGGGACAAGATGCCGCTGGCGTTTCCAGTGTCGTCAATAAGAGTGACAGAATTTTGAATCAACTTGCCGGTAACGCCATCAAACCGCGCAATAGCGTTGTCAGTCGATGATGCTGGCCCTGTGACATCTCCACCGGCATTTGTCGTCCATGTAGGCACTCCTGCGCCGTTGCTGGTCAGCACTTGGCCTGCTGTGCCTGCCGCAGTGAAAGCGTAGGCCGTACCAGTGCCGTAAGCTACAGCGCCCGCTGTAGGAGCCGCAGAGCCGTTTGTTCCGCCGTTGGCAATGACCAAGGTGCCTGCAAGGGTGATAGCGCCTGTGGTGGCCGTTGCAGGGGTCAAGCCTGTAGTACCGCCTGTGAACGACAACACGCCTGTATTGGCTATTGTCACGTTGCCTGTTGCGCCAGATACCGAAATGCCTGCGCCTGCAATGTTTGACAACACACCTGTGTTGGCCAAGGTGATGGTGCCCAGACCATTGGTTACTGAAATACCAGCGCCAAAACCAAGAGTGTTTAATGTGTACCCTGTGCCATTACCAATCAGCAGTTGACCGTTGGTGGGGATAGTGTCTAACCCTGTGCCACCGCTTGTTACCGGCAAAATGCCCGTGCCACCACCAGCGAAGTTGTATAGACTGTAAAACCACCGATACCACTCACGCGAGACTGCCCCCGTACGTTCGTCAATAATCGCTACCCGTGGGGGCGTGATTTGGGTGGCGTTCGGATTGGTCGCCATAGTCAGGCATTGGTCGGGCTTATGATCAGTTCTGCCCCCATGATGGCGATCTTGTTGGGGTCAGTGCCTGAGAGCTCGTACACACGGTCACGCAGCTTAAGCGTCATGCCCAGCCGACGCCAGAAAGTTCGTTGGCCATAAACACCAATTTTGCCCAGCGGTGCCCAATGTTCATTTGACCAAGTGTGACCGCCGTCGTCTGACCAGCGCAGCATAACCGCAGGATCGTAACCTGGTGCGGCAAGGTATGAGTTAGTGACTAAGTTGTACCCATTAATGTCGGTATCCGACAGCTCGTATTGCCCAAGCGGTTCAAAACCATCCCCTGCTTCGGTGGTCAATGTGGCACCTGATTCAGTTGTCAAATACGTTTGCACATATTCGGCCACAAGGTCTAATCCTGATTCAGTGTCGATGTTTTCACTGTCATACGCAGGGTACAAGTTCAAGCCAACGCCTGCTTCGCAGTCTAATTGCAAGCTGTGATGCGCTGTGCGCTTGAGGTTGTTTTGGCCAGTTGGCAGCGCCCGCCATGAGCGCAACCACTTCTGGACGCCGCCATTGTCAGCGTAGATGTCCAAGTCGAACGTGTAGATGTTGCCGTTTTCAAAGTCGCCAACAATGATGTTGCCACCAAAGTTGCATTGGCAATTGCTGCGATGCCGCATAAAGTCGCCGTTGTTCCAGCCAGCACGTTCATGCCAGGCTTGAGTGGCCACGTCGTACACCCATGTGGCGTTGCCGCTTGGAAACGTCAGCACATAGAAAGCATGACCTTCTTGTTGATAGGTATATGCAATAGCGTCTGAAATGTCGCCGTACTGGGCGATGGCGTACTCAACAGCATGGGTGGAAATACGAACGCCGGTATAGCCGTTTGCCCTGTAAACAATACCTTGGCCACGGGCGTCTGTGCCCAGCCAGAACAAGCCGTTGTCCATCTTGGCAATGGTGTACGCCGACACGCAACCGATCTCGTTGAAAGCGCCTTGGATGCGGGTCAGGGGGAAGTCAGCCGCGCCGGAGTCGTACCAGACTTCGACCGAATCGGTGCCAAACACCCACAGCTCGCGGTGATCGGAGATCAGGCCCACCACGCCGTCGGGCGAGCCTTCGGCGCTTGCAAAGTCCAGCGGATCGACTGAACTGCCATCAAGCAACTGCGACACCCAAATGATCTGGCTGTTGGGCTGGTTGAAGACAAAGTAGCCATCAAGGTACGCAACCGTCACCGCACCGGCAAAGTCTGGGTCAGTGATTTGGGCAAACACGCCGGTGGTTTCGTTGTAGATGTAACCGTCAGGATTGCAAGCAAAGAAAATCTGAGTGCCGGTGTCAGCAATGCTCACAGGGCCGGTGCCAGACACGGTGCCCAGCAACTGCGGTGTGGCGGTCAGGCTGGTCAGTTTGTAGACTTGTTGGCCAGACACCACATAAAAGTCGCTGCCATTTGTTTGGTGCGCCCACAATGCGCGGATCGGACCAGTGCCTACAGTCTGCAAGAAGTTAAGGCCAGGTGCACGGTTGAGAAACCCAGCCTCTTTGCCGCCTTCGGGGATGACTTCTGGAAACAGGTTGACCATGCGGTTGTCCGCAGCGTTGATACTGCGGGCAACATACGCTGACCCAAGAATCGGCGTTTTCATGCAATA